ACTACTTTAGCGTTAATTGAACAAGGCTCACGGGTCATGTCTGCGGTTCACAAACGTTTGCATTACGCGATGAAGACCGAGTTTAAGATTCTTGCGCGGGTGATGGGAGAATATTTACCGCAACAGTATCCGTATGTGATCGAAAATAAAGAAGCCTCTATTATGGCTAAAGATTTTGATCGTCGGGTAGATGTCATACCGGTATCTAATCCCAGCATATTTAGTCAATCTCAGCGGATTGCCTTAGCGCAGGCTGAAATGCAATTAGCGGCCCAGGCTCCTGAACTACACAACATGGAAGAAGTTTTTCGTCGCATGTACGATGCTTTAGGTGTAGAAAATGTGGATAAAATTTTAAAAACTACGCCGGAAGAAAGACCTAGCCCCAAAAACCCGGCTCTAGAAAATATGGATATATTAGAGGGATTACCGCTTAAAGCGTTTGAGGGTCAAGACCACCAGGCTCATATTATTGCTCATATGATTCATGGTAATAGCCCGATGCTTCAGGCACAGCCAAAAGCGGCAATTGGTTTACAAAAACACATTTTAGAACATGTTGAACTACAAGCTAAAGAACAAGCGATGGCTGAAATGGGGGCTCAACTAACGCAACAAATATCCCGAGAGCAGGCAATTCAACTCGAATCACGCATTGCAGAACTTATTGCAGAAGGTATGCAAGCGTTAAGAACGTTAAGCAAACAGTTATCCGGTGCAGATCAACCAGATCCTGTAGTTGCTTTAAAAGAGAAAGAGTTGCAGATCCGTGAAATGCAGGCACAGGCAGATATTCAACAAGATCAGGCAGAACTTGAATTCGATCGTAGTCGTGCTCAACAAAAAGCTGGAGAGTTCCAGCAAAGATTACAAAGCCAGGAGCGTCAGACGTTTGCTCGTATAGAGGCTGCGGCAGAGCGAGAGCGAATGAAACAATTAGCAGCGATGCAAAAACCGCCTAAATCATAAGAGGTTTAAATGATCTTTGAAGCCATAGCCGTCGTTCAGACCGCAAATACCGCGATTGGTGCTGTGAAAGAGCTATTGAAAAACGGCAAAGACATAACCGATTGTGCTGAACAGCTTGGAAAGTATTTTGATGCAAAAGCAGAAATACAGAAAAAATCAGGCAGCTCTCAGTCAACTGGTTCTGACCTTGAAAATTTTCTCCACCTTGAAAAATTACGCCAACGTGAAGAAGAACTGAAGACCATGTTGATTTACCAAGGTAGGGCGAACTTGTATCAAGATTTTTTAAGGTATGCGGCAGAAGCGAAACGGAATCGCGATGAAGCACTGGAAGCGCAGAAGAAAGCGAAGATCGCGAGACGCAAGAGAAACATGGCTTTGCTACGGTCTATGGTCATTGTATTTATATGTTTGTTGGGATTGGCTTCGCTCGGTGGTTTTATATATTGGGTCTCGACTTTGAGGGCAGTATGACGCAGAAGAAATTACAAAAAGAATCTATCTACGCTGAATATGACAAAGACGGTGATGGTGTCATCAGTGATGAAGAGATGTCTCGCATCACATCCATCAAAGAAACTGAGACAGCATTACGCAAAAATTTAGCGCAGTTGCGCATGGCAAGATACACCCTGATCGCTATGGGGGTGTTTACTGCTGCCATGTTCTTTGTGCCGATAGAGCGGGTGCAAGCTTTGTCCGATATCAGCAATCTCTTCTACATATCAGGCGCGGGTATCGTAGGCGCATATATGGGGACAACCGCATGGATGAATAAAAAATGATCGAGGTGCGTAGTGATCTATGTGTTTGCGCTAATCGTGATGACTGCTGATGGCACCGTCATACCTGATAAGAAAGCGTATTTTTACTCCATCAACCGATGCAACTATTTTGCAGATCGAGTTAGCCGTACACGATATAACTACTGGACAAAGCGTAAGGTACAGGCGTATTGCATCCCAGAGTGGGTAAATCCAAGAAACACTAAGATACTGAAATGACATGGGTTTTAATGCTTATAACAATAGAGGGAAGTATGTTTTACATGAGTGTAGTAGATACGTTTCCGAATGCAGATTCGTGTATGCAACAACGGGTAGAGGGGGTAAGTACGTTGGGCGAACCAACTATTAATTATCAGTTAATTTGCATTCCTACAGATCAGCTAGGAGAAAGCACATGATTTTAGGTGTATTAGGAAAAATACTTGGCAGTGAGACAGTTATCAAGAAAGGCATGGATTTGATTGATGACATGCACACTTCTGAAACTGAGTCGATTGAAGCAAAAACACAAGCCAAAATAGCGTTGATGAACAGTTACGCTCCATTTAAAGTGGCTCAGCGGTATCTCGCGCTGATGTTTGGTTTGACTTATGTATCCTGTTTTATCATAGTCCTCGCTATGACACTGACTGGAAAGGGTGATCCTTCCTCTGTATCCCAGGTGATGGAGCAGTTTCAAATCAACTACGCTATGCTTTTAATCCTAGGCTTTTATTTTGGTGGAGGTGCGATAGAATCTTTCACTTCTGGAAGAAAAAAGGATAGTTAAGGAGACTATTTGACTACAGATATTGATATTGTACAATTTGTGTTCAAGACTGTTAATGAACGAAAACTACAAGTTTTAGACATTCTTGAAAATAATGGCATTCAATCTATGGAACAATATGCCAGTTTAATGGGTGAGTTGAACTCACTAAATTACATAAAACAGGAACTCTCGAACCTGCTAGAAAAACAGGAGCGTCTAGATGACTAGCGATACAGCAAGCATTTCTCATGCTTATGAAGATCCCACTTACCGATACAACTCTGTTCTAAACCCAGCTTTAATTGATAAACCTCTTTTGGAACGTATGCCACAACCAACGGGCTGGCGACTATTAGTTCTTCCATATCGTGGTAAAGATACAACTCGTGGCGGAATTGCACTTCCAAATCAAGTTTTAGATGATGGTCAAATACAGACAGTAGTTGGATATGTGCTTAAAAAAGGCCCTTTAGCATATCAAGATGAGGATAAATTTCCTGAAGGTTCTTGGTGTGAGGAAAAAGATTGGGTGATTTTTGCAAGGTACGCAGGATCTCGATTTAAAATAGATGGCGGAGAAGTAAGAATCTTAAACGATGATGAAATCCTAGCGACTATTTTAGATCCAGAAGATATTGTTAGTTTATGAGGTTGTTATGAACGAAGAAAACGAAAATTTAGAATTGGATTTAAGTGACGCAGAAGAAACTGAAGTCACTATTGAACAAGAAACAGATGCGGTAGAAAGTGTTGCACAAGACTCAGATTCAGATTCAGATGATTACAAAGAACACGAAACCGGCGTACAAAAAAGAATTGATAAACTTACAAGAAAAATGCGTGAGGCAGAAAGACGCGAACAAGCTGCGATTGAATATGCCCGAAACGTTCAAAATGAATCTAATCAATTAAAAGCACAAGTTCAAAACCTGGATGCCGGGTATTTGAATGAATATGGTGCTCGGGTAACAAAAGAACAGGAATCTGCAGAACAAGAACTTCGTCGAGCCGTAGATGTAGGTGATTCTGAGGCTGTTGTAAATGCCCAAAGAGCCTTAATGGAAATTGCTATACAAAATGATCGATATCAAACTGCGTTAGCAAGAAAAAAAGAACAAGAGCAATATGCCCAACAGTACGCCCAACAACAAGCGCAGCCGCAGCAGCCGCAGCAGCCGCAGCAGCCGCAGCAGCCGGACCCTAAAGCCACAGAGTGGGCAGAAAAAAATACCTGGTTTGGCAAAGATGATGCAATGACATTTGCTACTTTAGGTCTGCATCGAACTCTTGTAGAAAAAGAAGGGTTTGACCCACAATCAGATGATTACTACAATGAAATGGATAACAGGATACGAATTGCGTTTCCTCACAAGTTTACCGAGCCCGGCAAAAAACCAGCCCAGACTGTTGTCGGAGTATCTCGCACACCAGGATCTGGGCGCACAAGTAAGGTCCGACTCTCCCGGTCCCAGGTTGCAATAGCCAAAAAATTAGGAGTGCCGCTGGAAGAATACGCAAAATACGTTAAGGAGTAAGTTATGACCGAGCAGAAAAAAATGAGCGGTCAGAACCGCACCTCACGCAATAACCAGACCCGAGAAAAAACGGCTACTCGTCGTCCTTGGGCACCACCATCCGTATTGGATGCTCCCGAAGCACCGGAGGGATTTAAACATCGGTGGATTCGTGCAGAAGCACGCGGGTTTGATGATACTAAAAATATCTCAGCCCGAATGAGAGAAGGATGGGAATTGGTCCGTAAAGACGAATACCCCGATTTTGAAAGCCCTGTTATAGACAGTGGCAAATATGAGGGTGTGTTTGGAGTTGGTGGACTTCTCCTTGCGCGAATACCCGTAGAAACTGTGTCAGAACGTAATGAATATTACGCGAATCAATCGAAAGACCAAATGGACGCTGTAGATATGGATATGATGCGCGAAAATTCTCACTCAACGATGAGGATAACTAATCCTGATCGACAATCGCGTGTAACTTTCGGCGGCACCAAAAAAGGTTAGCCGCTGTTACTAGGAAACATAGGAGTAAATTATGGCTAATAACCTTACAGGTGGCTTTGGTTTGCGTCCAATTGGTAAAACTGGCGGAAACGTAAATAATAACGCGACCACTCAATATGAGATTGCCAGCAACTATACAACTCAAATATTTAATGGTGGAATTGTTGTTCCTGCGTCAACAGGAACAATTATTATTTCCGATCAAGCTATAGCTCCTTTAGGGGTGTTAGGCGGAGTTGAATATGTTGATTCTACTACCAAAAAGACGACTTTCTTAAACTATTGGCCGGGTTCAAACAACGTAAGCGTGGACACTAATTTTCCAGTAAAAGCGTTTGTGTACGATGATCCAATGCAACTATATGTAGTTGCGGCTGATGGAACAAATACTGATCGTGCTACTGCTTTAGCAGATGTATTTTCTAATTGTGATATGGCTAGCGTTAATAACGGCAGCACAGACACAGGAAAATCAACTGATCTGTTAGATATCAGCACCGCAGCAACAACAAATACACTTGATGTGCGAATTGTTGGGCTGTTTGAGGATGAGGCTAACGAAGATTTTTCTGCGTTAGGACATCAGTACATTGTTCGTCTCAACGGTCACTTCAACACTGGAATGCAAGCTGCCGTTGGTACGTTTGCTACAACTGGTATTTAAGGGGGATATATCATGGCTATTTCTCGCGCACAATTAGCGAAAGAATTGGAGCCTGGTCTCAATGCCCTCTTTGGGCTTGAGTATGACCGGTACGATAACGAGCACGCAGAAATATTTGATACAGAAACTTCAGATCGAGCATTTGAAGAAGAAGTTATGCTGGCTGGTTTTGGTACTGCTCCAGTAAAACAGGAAGGCGGAACAGTTTCGTTTGATGATGCACAGGAAACATTTACTGCGCGTTATACGCACGAAACAATTGCTTTGGCGTTTTCAATCACAGAGGAAGCTGTTGAGGACAATCTTTACGATCGTTTAGCTTCTCGATACACAAAAGCATTGGCTCGTTCGATGTCGCAAACAAAGCAAATTAAAGCTGCGTCAATACTAAATAATGCGTTTAGTACATCTTCACCAATTGGTGATGGTGCAGCCCTTTGTTCTTCATCACATCCATCGTTGAACGGTAACCTGCGAAACCTTTTGTCGGTTGCTTCAGATCTAAATGAAACATCGTTAGAACAAATGATGATTGATATTGCCGGTCTGACAGATGAGCGTGGTCTGAAGATTGCGGTTCGAGGCATGAAACTGATTATCCCTAAAGAACTACAATTTATTGCAGAGCGAGTAATTAACTCAAATCTGCGAGTAGGAACTTCGGATAATGATTTAAATGCTATGAAGTCAATGGGTATGCTTCCCGAGGGAGCGGTTGTAAATCACTTTTTAACTGATCCAGATGCATTTTTCATTAAGACAGATGCACCAAACGGATTCAAGATGTTCCAACGTGCTGCTATAAAAACAGCAATGGAAGGTGATTTTGATACCGGCAACATGCGATTTAAAGCTCGTGAACGTTATTCGTTCGGAGTTTCAGATTGGCGTGCTGTGTTTGGTACACCGGGTGCTGCTTAAAGATTAGGGGCCTTTTGGCCCCTTTCTTCTGACGGTTTAAAAACCGACACTAGCCAAGACAGGAGATTGATATGGCTAATTCTACATTCAGCGGTCCAGTCCGCTCAAAAGGTGGTTTCACCTCAATAAGTGAAAACTCTTCAACAGGTGCGATCAGCACTTTATCTAGTATCAGTGCTACTGGAGTTGCTTCATTTGATGCTAATACTCTAGCAACAGAAGCTGGCACAGGTATCACTACAGGTTCAGGGACTATCTATCGTAGTTCAGTGCAACGAGTTGGTGGGATTATCACTACTCGCATTCTGATTGATCTGACAGGTCTGCATTCAACAGGTTCTGGTGACATTATTGGTGTGAATGGCACATCCTTGGTCTGTCATATTG